CTATGATAGGGTTGAACAGTTCATAGAATTTACTGAAAAAAACTTTTATTTAACTACCGGAGATTTAAGGCTAATTAAATTAGAACCTGAACAAAAGTGGTGGGTTGAATTAATGCTTGGCTATGATATGATAGACGAAAAAGGCCGGCAAGTACAACTTACAACTGAGTTCTTTTTGAATCTTGGTCGTGGTTCTGGCAAGTCTTCGTTCATGGGTTCACGTGAGCTTCACTGGATGACCTTAGGCGGTCAATATGGTGGCGAAAGTTTATTAATTGCATATGACAATACGCAAGCTAGACACGTATTTGAACAAGTTAAGAATCAAGCGCAAGTAAGTCCACTATTTGAGAACTTATCAGAAGCAAGACAGTTCAAAAGCACTAAGACAGGATTAAAATTTGAAGCTTATGGTACTGAGTTCAAAAAACAAACAAATGACACTTCTAGAGCGCAAGGTGGTAACAGTTCACTAAATATCTTTGATGAGGTTCACACGTATGGGGATGACATCACAGAAGCCGTAAATAAAGGTTCTAGGCAAAAGCAAGCATCTTGGCAATCTATTTATATTACATCTGGTGGCCTTAAACGCATGGGGTTATATGATACTCTAATAGAACGCTTTACAAGTCAGAAAGAATTTGAAAATGACCGATCATTCTCTTGTATATATCGTTTAGAAAATGCTGAACAAGTGAAAGATAAACGTAACTGGGCTATGGCTATCCCTATGATTGGGAGAGTTCCCAACTGGCAAGGTGTTATTGAAGAATATGACCTAGCACAAGGTAACCCGGCTTTACAAATTAAGTTTTTAGCTTATAACATGGGCTTACAAATGCAAGATACTGCTTACTACTTTACTCCAGAAGAAGCCACTAAAAGAGAATTTGACTTATCTGTGTTCTCAGGACGTGATACTTATGTCGGTATTGACCTTTCACTTGTTGGAGATTTAACTAGTGTAGCTTTTGTTACTAGAGATGAAGAAGGTGTCTATTACTTGCATACATTGAACTTTGCAATTAGAGACCAATACGAACATTTAGACGAAGATATGAAAGAGGTCTGGCTTGAATTTATTGAAAAAGGCGAACTGATATTACTTGATACTGATTACATAAATGTTAATGATGTTGTAGCTTACATAGATAAGTTCATCACAAGCGTAGGTGCTAACTTGCGCAAGGTTGCTTATGACCCTGCACGATATGAAATTTTGAAAAACCTTATTGAAAAGTATTTCTTTGATATCGATGGGGATAATCAAATACCAGTACGACAAGGTTTCTCAATGACGGATTATATTGAAATGTTCAAAGGTCAAACGGTAAAAGGTAATATTAAGCATAACCAAGATATTATGAAGTGGCAAATGCTAAACACAGCCGTTAAAATTGGTAACATGGGCGGTTATATGTACACCAAGAAGCTGAATAAAGAGAAAATAGACGGTGTCGTGGCTTCTACTATGGCTTTACAGGCATTAATGTCAGATGGGGAGAACACGTTTTGAGATATGATGTAGATACCATAAGAGAAAGCGGGTTTTATTCTAGCAATAAATGGAAAAAAGTTAGAGACTTTGTTAGGAAAAGGGATAAAATGGTTTGTCAAAAATGCGGTTCTTGGAGCGAAGAGCGATATGAAGTTGACCATATAACTGAACTTACTTGGGACAACGTAGACGACTGGAATGTAGCTTATAATCCAGATAATTTACAGCTATTATGCCACAATTGCCACACAAAAAAAACACGTGAAGACAAAAGGGGCGCTAATAGATTATTCTTTTAAGGAAAGGAGGTAAATGAAATAGATATTTTCGGAAGAGTGGTTAAGTTTGCTAGGGGTACACTAAACAGAGAAACGCAAAGAGTACCTAACTGGGGCGAAGAGGCCGTAAGCTATACAAGTTCGTTTGTCGTTAATATTCAAAACAAAATAGCTAGTGAGATAAGCAAGGTAAACTTTAACCATGTTAAATATCAAGTGAAACAAGGTGGTGTAGACCCGCTGAAAAGCTTGGAAGGTTCTGATATTGATGAAGTCCTTAATTGGAAACCTAAAGGATGGGAAAATAGTACAAAATTTTGGTTTGAAGTGTCGAAAAGATTGATGACGCAAAAAGTCGTGCGATTAGTTCCTACTATCAAGAGAGACTATCAAGGGACACCTTATCTAGATGATTTACGCTTGATTGATAGCGACAAAGAATATGGTTATGACGAAACAGTCAACTTAGTAAGTCCATTCTACAAAGATGATGATACAAGTATTCTAGACGAAGCTTTAAGTTCAATCTCTACAAAATTAAACCAAGGTAAACTAAGGGCGCTTTATAGAATCAATGGTCTTGTTCAAAACAATAACGATACAACAGATTTTGTAAATAAGGCAAACGCAACTGTTAAGGCTATTCAAAGTAGCGCTAAGTTTAATGGTATCGGCGTGATGGATGGTAAGGGCGAAATCATTGAGCTTAAAAATAATTATAGCGTACTTAATGAAGAAGAAATTCAATTAATCAAGCACGAACTTTTGTCAGCTTATTTCATGAATGAAAAGATTTTGCTAGGTACGGCAACACAAGAAGAACAAATGCAGTTCTATAATGCTACCATTGTCCCTTTGTTATTCCAATTGGAAAAAGAGCTGTCGTATAAGCTCATNCCAGAAAGCAAACGTAGAAAGAAAACAGGCAACTTGTACTATGAACGAATTATAATTGATAACCAATTATTTAAGTTTGCTAGTCTTAAAGACCTCATAAGCTTATACCACGAAAACATCAACGCACCAATATTTACAGTGAATGAATTCAAAGTAATGATTGGGGAACAACCAGTAGATGGAGGAGACGTATACTTAACCAACCTTAATTCAAAAGTTATCAAAAGTTTTGATGAACTAGAAACCCCACAGGAGGAAAAACAAACTGAAATTAGTACAGAATAGCGCTAAGTTAGTAGTTAATGCTGCTGATGATGGCGAAAAGACTATCTCTGTGATCGCAGCTGAAACGGGAGTAAAAAACCGCAACGAATTGATTTTAAACGGAGATGTTATTGAGTTCGATAGAGCCGTATATCCTTTGTTATTTAATCACAACGAGGTGGCTGACGATGTTATTGGAGATGTAAGAATTTCTTATAGCGCTGAAAGACAAGCTTATTTGGGCGATGTAACATTATATGATACGCACCCTAACATTGTGAAGGCTGTTGAAAACGGAGCGTTCGATAGTGTTTCTATCAGTTATTATCTAACGGAATACGAGTTAGATGNAGAAAATGAAGCTCTAATCGTAAATAACGCCCTAATGAATGAACTTTCTTTGGTATCTGTTCCTGCAGACCCTAACGCTAAAATTCAAAACGGTGCTAACGTAGCTAAAGAATTGATTGAAGAAATCAAGAACAACAAAATTATTGAGGAGATCAAAAAACGTAATGAATAAATTTGACAAAGCTGAAAAAGAAAAACGAGTGAATGAACTTATCGAACGTGATAACGAGCTTAAAGAAGCTATTAAAGTAAATAATAACGTTGAAGAACTAAAGACTTTGGATAAGGAACGCACAGAAAATGCTGCTGAACTCATTAAATTGCAAAACGAACTCAAAGAAGACCCTAAACCAATTGTAAAGGAAGCTAAAAATAACATGGATTACTTAAAAACTAACAACGCCGTAAATGACTTTTTGGAAATCATCAAAAACAATAAAGCCGAAAATAAAGCGAAAGTATGGGAAGATAAACTTGTAAAAAATGGTATCACTATCACAGACGAAACTTTGCAACTACCTCGCAAAATTGTAGAAAGTATTCAATCTAGCTTGCTTGAAACTAACGAAGTATTCAAAGCTTTCAAAGTCACTACAATTGGTGCATTGATTGTATCACAAACGTTCGAATCAGACGACAAAGCGCTTGTTCACGTCCCTGGCACTCAAAAAACTGTCCAAGCGGCTACACTCGACATTGATAGCCTTAAACCTGTAATGGTGTACAAACTTCAAATGATTGGCGAACTCGTTAAACGTTTGAATGCTAACTATCAAGAACTTTACGCTATGGTTGTTGCTGAATTGACACAAGCTATTGTTAATAAA